AAATGCATTGGAAAAGATGGGCGCTTGGTGATGATCATTGAACTAGTAATCCTAATGGTGCTATGGTTTGCACTGCTAGGTATTGTAACCCTCTTATACAGGACATTTAGATAATGGACGAATATGTTGTAGCAATCCACCTAATGGACGATGAGCAGTTCCTATTCTCAACCCTAGCAGACGCTGAGGCTGCAATCTGGGACTGGACGTTTGAAGCCTTCATAGACAACGTCGGTAATCGCTATACAGCCTACGTATCAGACGAGATCGACAATTACGTTGAGCAAGAGTGGAACTTCACTGAATACGAACCAGACCAACACGGTTCAGTGTTTGAATTTGGTGGTAACAATTACTTAAGGAGTGAAGAAAATGACAAGTGAGTTCATGCACGCAAACGAGGGCGAATTTCAACGCTCGACCCACTTTCTTGATGCTATCGACTGGTTAATAGGCGAGCATCCCACACAGATACCCTCTGTAATCGACACAGAGGGCCACACAGAGGGTTTTGAACTTTCTGACTGCCTACCTACAGGAGACCAATAGTATGCCCTTAGAGTGCGATTTCTGCGGAGCTATAGGCGTTGACCTAGCAATTCTGGACTATGACGGTTGGGCGCAGGATCGTCTGACTTGTGAAGAATGCTTTTCTGGGGCAGACAATGGCCCAGACTTTAGCGATCTGCCAAATGTTTCAGACAGGGACAGGCTGATTAAAAAGTTCACCCCTTTAGTCAAAAGCCTGGTCAAACGTCATCCAGAAAAAGACCACGAAGAGTTGTTCAGTGGATTGTTATTGGAGCTAGTCAAGGCTGCCAACTGGCACGTCAAACAATCTGCTTACGGTGACGGCTCGTTCTATAATGTTGCTAAAATGAGGTTAGAGACCTTTGCATCAACATTCAACACTGATGGGGGAAACGGTGTAACCCTGCACGACAACCATATAGACCCTACACCTAATCCAGAAGAGGCAATAATAAAGAGTGAGAGAATAAAAGAGGCGGAAAGTCTGATAAAGCATCTGGATTTTGAGCAGAAGAGGGCAATAGGCTTGTCCTTAAGAGGCAAAACGCAGGCTGAGGTCGGTAAGATAATGGGGGTAAGTCAGCAAACCGTTAGTAACCTGTTAAAGGCTGGAATTGTTGCAATTCGGCAACACAAATAAAAAAAGCACCCATAAACCGATCAATTTTTACCTTTTTGTTGGTAAGAATTTTTTCTGAGGTGTTCTTATATAGTATAACAATTGTTAGAACAACGAACATTTGTAAAAGAGCCTCAACAGAGGCGACACACCATTATTAAAAAAGAAAGGTAGAAAACAATAGTAAAAACAACAGTTTATTTTTTAATGGTAGTGATCGCCTCTGTGGAGGCTCAAGACAATTGATGAAACACACGTAAGAGGTAAAAAATGACAGAACTATCACACAGACCTTGCCCACACATTTCTTGTGGTTCAAGTGATGCTTTCAGTTTCAATACCGAAAAATCTGTTGGTAAATGTCACTCATGTTGTCAGTCATATCCGATCACAGGTGGGACTTATTTTGACTGGGCTGCCGATGAATATCCTTTACTCAGTGACTTTGAGGGTGGCATTACTGTTATGGACAGGCTTTATCGTGGAGTCACAGCACAAACTTTTAAGAAATTGCCTGTAACCACTTACGTGAATGGCAGCAAATATGTTGTTCGCCAAGAGTACACTTACCCCGATGGCAGTAAAAAGGTTAGAACTGAGCCAAAAGGTTTCAAAAGTGTAGGTTCCACAGCAGGGCAGCTTTGGCTATCGGATTTTTTCCCAAGGGGCTGTTCAAAAAGAATCTTAGTTACAGAAGGTGAACTGGACGCTGCCTCTGCATATCAGATGCTTAATGACCACAACACCAAGGTTTTAAGGCCTGTCGTTAGTGTACCTAGTGCAAGCCCAAGCAAAGAATTTTGGCCGTTAGCTGAGAAATACCTGAGTGGTTTTGATGAAATTGTATTGTGCTTGGATAACGATGAACCTGGAAATGCGCTTGCAGATAAGTTCAATTCTATCTTTGTCGGTAAATGCAAAAAGATGGGACTTGGTAGTCACAAAGACGCAAATGATATGTTGAAGGCTGGCGAGACAAGAATGTTTCAGCAATGTTACCTTAATGCAGCAGCCTTTACGCCTGAAAACGTCTATCACACTGAAGCTGAGTTGATTGCGTTGTATGAAGGACAGAACGACCTAACCTATGCGTCAACTGGCGTCAAAGCTCTTGATGAGGTGCTGCTAGGTCTGCAAAAGGGTTTCTTTACGTTGTTTGCCGCAAGCACTGGGATAGGCAAAACGGAACTCATGCGCTTCTTAGAATACCAGCTCTTGACACAGGACCAAGAGTGCAAGATAGCTGTGTGCCATCTTGAGGAAAGCAAGACCCGATCGATTTTAGGCCTATGTAGCTATGAGTTACACAAGAATGTCACTAGGAAGGATTTGATTGAGGCTGCTGATTTGGACACAGAGGTTCGAGAGGCCATTGCAAAGATTGCCAGCACTGAGCGGTACTATCAGTTCACGTTGCCCTCCAGCGGCTCAATGGATGACCTGTTGACCCTGTTCAGGATGCTAGCCGTAGGATACGGTGTGGACTACATCTTCATCGAGCCTATTCAGGAGTGCATCAGCATAAGCAATGTTGACCACAGAGAGGCTTCCCTTGCTGAACTTGCTGTCAGGTTGTCTCAGTTGTCCAGCGAACTTGATATAGGTATTGTATCCATTGCCCATACCAATGATGATGGTGAGATAAAATATGCCAGAATGTTGGGACAGAGGGCTGCTGTTGTCATTAATGTTGATAGAGACATGATGAACGAGAGTGATATAGAGTCAAACATTACTAGGTTGACAGTTACTAAAAACAGGCCTAACACAATCTTAGGCAATGCAGGTGAGATGTTTTTTGACAGAGACACCTTTACAATGCGAGAAATAGGGAGGTAATCACATGAAAATATTATTCGACCTAGAAGCTGATGGTTTCTTGGACACCATTACAAAGATTCACTGTGTAAGCTACACAAACCTGGAGAAAGACGATGGAAATATCACTACCTTGGTGGATATGGATGACATACGTTCTCTATTCGCTTCCGTTAGTTGTGTGGTGGGGCATCATGTTGTTGGTTATGACATCCCTGCTTTATCAAAAGTTTTAGGTATTGAGATCAAGTGTGATATAATTGACACACTCCCCCTTTCTTGGTACTTGTTACCGACTCGACGTAAGTCTTACGGTCTGGCAGACTTTGGCACTGACTACGGCATTAAGAAGCCCCAGATAGATGATTGGGAAGGTCTAACACAAGAGGAATATATTCACAGGTGTGAGGAAGACGTTAGGATAAACCTCAAACTATGGAAAGACTTAAGTGCAAAGTTGGATAGACTCTACATGGGCGACCAAGAGGCAAGGGATAGGGTCATATGGTATCTTACATTCAAGATGCAACTTGCACAAAAACAGGAAGAACAGTGTTTTGACATTGATGTTGTAGGGGCAGAGGCTCTCTACACTAAACTGGAGGACTTAATAGCTGAGAAATTTGAGACACTTTCAGATGCTATGCCTGAAAAGATCAACTACAAGATTAAGGAAAAGCCAAAGGTTTTTGAACTTGCTTGCGGTTCTGTTAGTATCAAAGGCCAAGAGTGGTATGATTTCTTGGATGGTCAGGGGCTTGTACGTACAAGGACGGAGCCTGTTGAATATGTTGATAGCACAGAGAGGGGCAACCCTAATTCTACACCACAGATCAAGGATTGGTTGTTCAGCTTAGGTTGGAGACCTCAAACCTGGAAATTTACAAGAAATGTTAAAGGTGTTGAGAAGAAAGTTCCACAGGTACGCACAGAAGACAAGGAGTTGTGCCCCTCTGTTCTTGAACTGGCTAGTCATGACCCTGCTATTGAGTTGTTGGATGGTTATAGCGTTCTTGTTCACAGGCTGAACATTGTAAAGTCGTTTTTGAAGTACGCTAAGAACGGCAAGTTACAGGCTAGGGTGCACGGATTAACAAACACATTCAGGTTCAAGCATGTCGCACCTCTTGTGAATTTACCTGGTGTTGATAAGCCTTGGGGTAAAGAGATTAGGGGATTGTTGAAAGCGCCTGATGGTGAGCTGCTTTGTGGTGCTGATATGGTATCCCTTGAAGACACAACCAAACGCCACTACATGACACCGCACGACCCTGAATATTGTAAACTGATGGACTGTAAGGATTGGGACCCACACTTAGACCTTGCCAAGTTTGCAGGGGCTATTACAGATGAAATGATAGCTGTTGGTGGTCAAGGGGTGCAGGCTATCAGGAAGTCTTACAAGGCAGCAAATTATGCCAGTGTGTACGGAGTTGGTGCTAGAACATTGAGCAGAGCAACAGGGTTGTCAGAACGTGCTGCTGCTCAACTCATAGAGGCATATTGGGAGCGTAATTGGGCAGTAAAGGAGGTCGTTAACAGCATTGAAACAAAGAAGACTTTGACAGGCAGTAAGTCAGAACTGCAATGGGTACGCAATCCAATCTCAGGATTCTGGCATAACCTTAGAAATGATAAAGACATTTGGAGTACGATCAACCAAAGCTCAGGGGTCTACTGTTTTGACCGATGGGTGTACCACCTGACACGAAGAGAGGTATGGCCTATTGCACAATTTCACGATGAGGTGGTTGTTGTATCACCTTTAGATAAACACCAAGCAGAGGAGCTTAAATACGATTTAGAACAGGCAATGGTAGACACCAATGCTGAACTTAAATTAAATGTCGAATTGTCAATTGATGTTCAATTCGGTAATAACTACGCTAACATTCATTAACCTGGAGAACTACAAAAATGAGTAAGAAATTTATTTTCGACGGATACGTGACTTGGGCAAAACTGTTTCCTGAGAACATGGACAAGGCAGATTTTCACATGGAGAAAGGCGACGGGGCTTACACCTGTAACTTTTACTTTAAAAATGAGGAGGACATTCAGAAGTTGATTGATGCTGGTATGCCAGAGTCGCAGCTTGGGTATGATACCTTTCGTGAACCGGAGGAGTTTATGGGTGATGATTCCAATAAGTACATGAAGCTCAAACGCTATCACAAAGGGCCTTTCCTAACTGATGAAGGTGTTGACATTTATGGTGGCCCACCTGTTGTGTACGATCACACTGATGGCCCTAGTTCTACAGAGTGGGACTTTGAGGCTCAAGGACCACTTGGCAACGGTACTGAGGTGAAGGTTATCTTGGAGTTGTGGTCAACAAAACGTGGCAAGGGTGTACGGCTATTGGAAGTTGCTGTCATCGATCAAGTGTCGTTCAACCCTGAAGATGTGGAGGTACTTTCCCTTGCCGGATAATTATCCTATGAAAGTCACTATTATAATTGATGATGGTGAAGCTGAGACAACTGTGAGCCGCAATATCAGGAATGGTTATCTTGCTGATGTGTTGACAGTGTTTGAGGATACTTTGAAAGCCACAGGGTTTTCATATGTGAACTCTCTTGCTGCTGAAAAGAAAGACGGGTCACTCACTTGGTCTGATACCTGACCTGTCTTACGACCTGAGCATGTCGTTTTTTAAACTGCTCAATTTTTTAAGGAGATAGCAACATGAAAAAATATGAGTTCACTGGTGAGACAAACGATGTGGGGGCGCGGCGTATTAGTAGGTTAAGTGACGGTGTACTTGGTGGCTGGATTGATGGTGAGCATAATTTAAGTCATTGTGATGATGCTTGGGTCTCTGGTAATGCTTGGGTCTCTGGGGATGCTGTGGTCTGTGGGGATGCTGAAGTCCGTGGCAACGCTAGGGTCTATGGCAATGCTGTAGTCAGTGGCAACGCTGTGGTCTATGGCAACGCTAAGGTCTTTGGCAACGCTAAGGTCTTTGGTGATGCTAGAATCTATGGAAATGCTGAGGTCTATGGCAACGCTAGGGTCTTTGATGATGCTAGGGTCTTTTGGGATGCTGAGGCCTATGGTAGGACTAAAGTCTTTGGTGATGCTAAGGTCTATGGCAAGGCTAAGGTCTTTGGTGATGCTGAGGTCTTTGGTTATGCTGAGGTCTTTGGTGATAGTGAGGTCTCTGGTGATGCTGAGGTCTTTGGTGAGGTCTCTGGGGATGCTAAGGTCTTTGGCAAGTTTATTGATGATACTGAGATGCGCGTTCCGACTTCAGATGATCCTATAAACAAGCCTGACCACTACACCCCTGAACCTGGTAAGATAGAATGTATTGCCTACATTGAACAGGTGCTAGGCCCTGAGAAATTCATTGGGTATTGCCAAGGTAATGTCACCAAGTACCTACATAGGCACGGTTATAAAGGTAAGCCTATTGAAGACTTGGAAAAGGCTCAGGTGTACCTTGGGTGGATGATCAAGGCTATGAAAGGGGAAAAGGTAAAATGATCCTCATTGATGGAGACATAATATCATACAGGTGTAGTTTCAAATGTGAGGGGCTTGAGATAGAAGACCTGTATGACACCATTGACGAAATGTTTGACTATATCTTTTACAGGTGTGAGGACTTAGAACACAAGGTTTTCTTGACTGGCAAAACAAACTTCAGGAACGATGTTGCTACAATTGCACCTTACAAGGCCAACAGAAAAGGAAAGGAAAAGCCGTTTTACCTGGAAGACGCTAGGGAGTATCTTATAGAGGAATATGGTGCTACAGTGTCGGACAACCAAGAGGCTGATGATGACATTGTAACAGAGGCACACAACCTTGATTATGAGTGCATCATTGCATCAACAGACAAGGATTTTCTACAAGTGCCTTGCAAGATTTTCAATTGGGGAAGAGACACTTTGACTGAGGTATCACCTATTGATGCTGTAAGGTTCTTCTGGAGTCAGGTTATCATTGGTGATAGTGCTGACAACATAAAAGGGGCAAAGGGCAAGGGTGAGAAGGCAGTAGAGAAATACTTGGGTGGTCTTATGGATGAATACGATTTATACGAGGCTACTTTGAGGGCTTATGAGGGTGATCTTGAGGCTTTGACTGAGAACGCTACATTGTTGTGGTTAAGGCGTGAAGCTGATGAGGCTTGGACACCGCCAGTTAAAAAGGAGGGTGAAGATGGCTGACACGGTAAGGCTGAGTGACCTTGAGCGCTGCCCAAAATGCAAATCTATATCGATTCACAAACTAGCACATATGGGGGTTAGAGAGTGCAGGATTTGCGAAGCGGTTTGGTACACGCTGAAATAGGAGCATTCAGATGAAACCGTTTAATCAAATGAATTTTCGATTTTGCTCCCTCGTGTGCGCGGTGCAACTCAGGGAAGGTAAGCTTCACTTTAAAAGAGGGCACCGAGACTATTCGAATCGATCAAACGTGTTTGGCTTTTGGGTGAGTGAGTATTTTGAATGATGAGTGGTTACTACAAAAAGGAGCCTACAGATGGAAGTTAGAACCCTTGAAGAAATCAAAACAGACATTCAGCAGCAGCTAGATGATATTTGCGAATATATGTGCAGCCGTGGTGACACCGTACACTTGCGCGGCGATGTGCGGCGCAGCGCGCGAGGGTATCTCCATGCGTTGAGTGCCAAAGGTTGGAAGGTCACCAAAAAGGAGCCTACCGATGGAGCTTAAACCATGTCCATTTTGCGGTGTATCACTTCCAGCCGTTGACTATGAGCCGCACACAGATTGTTTTTTTCACCCGCAAAACGGATGCTATGAATCTGGCATCTGGCTTGATCCAGAAGACTTTGATCGATGGAATAAGCGCGACCACAAAAAGGAGGGTTCAGATGTGGAATGAAACGCTCATTAATCCAGGCGATTATGTGGTGAATTTTTCGCTCAATCAAAAACTTCCGCTGGGGTACACTGTGCAGTGGTGGGAGTGCGATGAGCATTATCATTGGGTGAAAAGCGCTGACGTTTATGGCGTCGCTCATTGGGACCGTTTCGCCTGTCGGCGCGGTGCATGGGCGCATTACAGGGCACAGAAAAAGGAGCCTGATGATGTTCAAACGAAGGATAAGAAAGAGAGCAATTAAAGCTGGATTCCGGTCAGGCTTGGAGCAGGACAACGCAAAGTTCATGGATGATTTAGGTGTTGAATACACGTATGAGAAAGAAAGGATACCCTACATCCCAAAGCCTAAGACGTACACACCTGATTTCAGACTTAGCAATGGCATCTACATAGAAACGAAAGGAAGGTTTGTGAGTAGCGACAGGGTAAAACACCTGTTGATAAAAGAGCAGCGACCTGAGTTGGACATTAGGTTTGTGTTTAGTAATTCAGGGCAGAAACTGAGTAAGAAGTCAAAGACAACATATGCTGGGTGGTGTGATAAGCACGGTTTCCAATATGCAGACAAAAAGATACCTGTCAAATGGACAAAGGAGCCTTCAAAATGATTGATCCAAGGGTTAAGAACGGTGATACTATCGTTGTATGGTTTTCGTGTGGTGCTGCTAGTGCTGTGGCCGCTGCTACTACCATAGAGTTGTATGGACACAGGTGTAAAGTTCGAGTTGTAAACAACCCTGTAAAAGAGGAAGATGAAGACAATCAAAGGTTCTTAAAAGATGTGGAGAAGTGGTTAAATTATGATATAGAGTTTGCAGTTAATCCTAAGTACCCTAGTAATTCTTGCACTGATGTTTGGGAAGATCGCAGGTTTATGTCAGGACCTCTTGGTGCGCCTTGCACTATTGAACTGAAGAAGAACGCTAGGCAGTTGTGGGAAAAAGATAACCATCACGACTGGCTTGTTCTAGGGTTCACCTCTGAGGAAAAAAGAAGGTCTGACAGGTTTATGTTGACAGAGAGGAGTAACTTATTGCCAGTCCTTATTGACAACAATATCAGCAAGCAGTTTTGTTACGACTACTTAAAATCTGCTGGTGTTGAACCCCCAAGAATTTATAAGCAAGGGTATCCTAACGCTAATTGTATAGGGTGTGTTAAGGCCACTAGCCCTACCTACTGGAACCACGTCAGGAAAGTCCACCCACATATTTTTGAAGAAAGGGCATTACAGTCTAGGGATATAGGTGCTAGGTTGGTTAGGGTTAAGGGGGAACGTATTTTCCTGGATGAGTTAGACCCTAGTGCTACTGGTGCATCTATGAAAACAATTGATTTTGAGTGTGGGATTTTTTGTGAAGAGCAGGAGCCAGTTAATACCCAACTGGAGTTTAATCTTACAACAATAGGAGACTTAAAATGAAACTCATAGGTGTAAAGTCAGGTCCATATGAGACTGTTGACGGTCAGGTGTGGTGCTTGTACAGCGTTACAGATGGAGATAACTACTGGACTGAGGAGGTGTACTACGAAGATATGGATGAGTGTATGGAAGATGTCGATGAGGTCTATACAGAGGGTTTTAAGGAGGTGCTTGATGTTGATTAAGAAAAGGGTTCTTGTTGCCTGTGAGTTCTCAGGTATTGTGAGGGATGCTTTCCTGGATGCTGGTCACGATGCTTGGTCATGTGATATTTTACCTACAGAGAGTGATAGAGAAGGTGGTCACTACAAACAGGATGTAAGGGAGGTTTTAGGTAAAGGTTGGGACTTGATGATAGCACACCCACCATGTACCAGATTAACTAACGCAGGAGTAAGGTGGCTTGACACCCCTCCAAAAGGAAGGACTGTAGCTGATATGTATGCTGAACTAGACGAGGGTGCAGAACTCTTTAGCACTATTTTAAATGCTGACATACCTCAGATTTGTATCGAGAATCCTGTTATGCACAAACACGCCAAGGAAAGGATAGAGAACTACAAGGAGTTTAGTCAGTCAATACAGCCTTGGCAGTTTGGACATGGTGAGAAAAAGAGAACATGCCTGTGGCTCAAGAACCTGCCAAAGCTGACCCCCACTGATGTTGTTGAGGGCAGAGAGCCAAGGGTGCACCATATGTCACCAAGCCCCGACAGGTGGAAAGAGAGAAGCAGGTTTTTCCCTGGAATAGCAAAAGCAATGGCAGAGCAGTGGGGTCAGTCGTTATGAGTAAAACAGCAGTGGTGTTCTCATGTGGACACGCAAAGCCAGATTTCAGCAACGAAAGGTTCTCCTGGTTAGGAAAGTTCCTATACGACCTGAAGCCTGATTATGTTGTTGATCTAGGGGACGGTGCTGACATGGCATCCCTTAACAGCTACGACACAAGGAAGCCAGAAGCAATTGTCTCACAAAACTACGAGGCTGACATCAATTCATATAACGACAGTCAGGAGCGCATCAGACATGAGTTCAACAAGGCAAAAAAGAAAAAGCCAAAGTTCATTGGGTTCGAGGGCAACCATGAGAACAGGATTAAAACTGCTATCTCACATGACCCTAGAATACACGGTCTTAGGTATGGTGTATCTTTTGATCATCTTAATTGTAACAGGTGGTTTGATGCTTACCATGAGTATTCTAATGGCGCACCTGCAATTGCAAATATCGATGGGGTGGATTATGCTCATTTCATTGGTGCTGGGAACTATGGCAGGGCTATCAGCGGCATACATCATTCTTATGGCATTGTACAGAAACGGTATAATTCAGCGACTGTAGGTCATTCTCACAAACGAGGAATGTATTTTAAGGATGAAGCCAACGCCATTGGTGCTGTTGTTGGGTGTTACAAAGGTGGTGATGAAGGATGGGCAGGACAATCAAACGGAGAATGGTGGACAGGTATCCTGGTGAAACGTAATATCGAGAACGGTATGTACGACCCTGAGTTTATATCAATGAGCAGACTGGAGAAAGAGTATGCGTGAAGTTAGCTTAGGATACGTAATCAGGTGGAAGTGGAAGAAGCACTATGACTACGAGCCCCGTATATATCTCACAAAGGAAATGGCACATAGCGAGGTGCAAAGGTGGGGTGGTCAGTCTGTAGGAGAATACACTGCTGTTGAAGTATTTACAAAGGAGGAGAAAGAGTATGGACTATAATTTAGATGAATTGACCTTTGCTGATTACCAGCTAGAGGCTAACAAGACAGCAGTTTACTCTGGTAGTTTGGACATTATGTATCCTGCTATGGGTCTTGCTGGCGAGGTTGGAGAACTCTTGAACAAGATCAAGAAGCACTTCAGGGACGGTACACCCCTAGACAGGGAGGATATGGTTGCTGAACTGGGTGATGTGTTGTGGTACATGGCAGCACTAGCTACAGACCTAGACATTGACTTTGAGGAGATACCTATAGCAAACCTGGAAAAACTCAAGTCACGTATGGAGCGTGGTGTTATTGGTGGAAGCGGAGACTACAGATGAACAAGAAACAAAGAGATGCAGACGTCGCCCTCTGGGACTTCTATGTCTGGTGTGTGGACATGGATGAAAACAATATTGTAGTAGAAACCTTAAAGTCGTATTTTTCATACCGTGGCATGGAATACATAAGTGATTTTGTTATTGAAGCGGAGACTACAGATGAAAATTAAGTTGAATTACTACCAAATGGATAAGGTTGTTGTAGAGTCGCTGACCTCACGCTTAAAGGTTTTGTTGAACCCAAATACTGACGTGGATGTGACCTTTGATAAGAAGGCATCAGACATCAGTGCATTTTGTACTACACTACGTTACTACACAACAGAAGATGAGTTCAATGAGATTATCGAAGGGTTGAACAAATGAGTAATTACCTACCGACTGACTACCAATCGTTTATCCACAAGTCACGATACGCCAAGTGGCTAGAGGATGAGGGACGACGAGAAGAATGGCCTGAGACTGTTGAGCGTTACATGAAAAACGTAGTGGGTGATGTTGATTGCTACTTTGAGATTGAGGAGGCGATTGTCAACCTTGATATCATGCCTAGTATGAGAGCCTTGATGACAGCAGGTAAGGCAATGGATAGGGATAACACCTGTGCCTACAACTGCTCATATCTTCCTGTTGATCACCCAAGGTCGTTTGATGAGGCTATGTTCATCCTGTTGTGTGGCACTGGTGTGGGGTTCAGTGTGGAACGTGAGAACATTGAGAAGCTACCACCAATCTGTGAGACCTTTCGCAGCACAGGTGAAATCGTTGTTGCTGACAGTAAGGAAGGGTGGG